TGCCCATTATGTTGGCAGGGATTATTGCTGGTAAAACCACTGGATATTTAGCTGATTTTGACAAGGTTCTTTCATTGATGTGGCAAGCCGTCGATTCCATTTTTAAAGGTGATTTTGGCAGATTTGTGGGTGTCGACTCTTATTCTCAGATATTTGAGCTTTATAGTTTTGTTGCTACCAGTTATGGTGGTATACCTCCCACTCAGGACACTTTGTCATATAGTGACCGGGATCACTACAAGTGTCCAGTTTCTCGAATGTTACCCATGTCGATTGTCAGTTCTTCAGACCCAGATTGGCAGTGTATGATCGATGATTTGGAGGGCATTTTGCCTGGTCACGCTACTGCTCCTAAAGATTGGTCCAATGGCATGAAGGTTGTCACTTCTGTTTTGAATGCTAAGCTTCAGCGGATGGTATCCAAAGTTAGCTTGACCAAGGAGATGCAAACCAAGTTCACGAACATTACAACACATCTTCAAGCTTTGACTAGGAATGTTTCTACTTTGCCTTCTCCTCATAAGGCTTCCGGTATGTCATTTGTATTTACTGGCAATGCCGGTATAGGGAAATCCAATGCTTTGGGAAATGTTTTCATTAAAACAGTGACTCAGATCATTCATTCCAAGGCATATAAATTTGGATACCCAGACATTGGCAATTGGAAACCTGGAGACCCAATTGATCAAAAGTGTATCGATAAGCAAAGGAGATCCAATTACATGTTAAATAAGCAAGGAGGGGTCACCTTTTTGTATAGTCATGTTGAGGATTTTGACCCTTGCGAAATGGGTCCGGTTCCTCCAGAAAACAACATGGTCCATCGGATAATGTTGACTGGTGATGGAGTTTCAGCCAATCAGGAAGCCGCTGCTTTGGAATCCAGGAAAGGTGATGGTGTAAAGGGTGACAATCATTATAGAATTTTGGCAGGATTCTATTCTGACAACAGGTCAGATGCTGGTATTCAAGAACTAGCCGTTTGTACGCCAGCTGTGGTTCGGCGTACCATTTTTATTGAATGGCATCTGAAGGGTCAATATGCTGATCCTGCTTCTAAACTTGATGTGGATCACCCCACTGTTATTGAGGCCAGAAATGCCTCTGACACTTCCAGCATTTATAATCTTGTTTCCGTTTATACGTTTGTTCGCTTGAGCAGTGCTACTGGCGAATTTAAGCGGAAGGAACAGATGAGTAAGGTGCCTGTTTCCTACACTTTTAAGGAAGATCGATCTTATGGTGCTGGCAGAGATGCTAAGTTTTTCGCCAAGGGCACTAAGATAGTGTTGAGCAAGGTTACGATAAACACCTTTTACTGTTACATCCATGATATGGTGGAACACAAGTATGAAACTAGTTTTCGTGCTTGGCGATCTGAGGAAATTAAGTCAAGTTTGAAATCTGAGTCTTGTAGGTGTGCTTGTCCTAATTGTTTGACTGTGAGGCATTGTCCAGTGTGTGCCGGTATTCATGAATTTGATTCTTACACCGGTGATTTGGTAGTTATGAGTCCCAGGATTCGCTATCCAACGAAGGCCAATCCCAATCCTACAGCTTTTGGCAAATTCACTGAGCGGTCTATTATTATGTCGTTGAGAAAGGTTGATAGGTCCATGATCCAGCTTTTCCCAGTGCTGATTTATTCAGCGACATTGAGACCTGTCACTCAAAGAATTTTCGAGGCTTTTCCTTTCAATGAATTGACGGCATTTCATAAAGATGGCAGTAAGTGGCTTTTTGCAGAGCGTGGTGGTGCTTTCATCGAATCTTCAGCTCTTGATTACTTGCTCGGCATTTCAGCTGGCGTTATTTATTACAGTGCTGATTGTTTGGAGGAATGGTGGAAGAAAGAGTTTGATACAGATTACTCGCTAGCCCAGATGTATTTCTTTTTGCTTCGTTACATTATTTTTACACCCAGTGAATTTTCTGACGCTGAAAGCGTTGAAAATACCAGCGTGATTTCGGAACTTCAGAATGTTTCGTTGGAGTTGCTTTGGCAATCTTCTAAAGTTTCTGGGGTTGATTGTAATGGTGCAAAGCTGATTGATAGAGTAAGGGTGAACTCTGATTCTATTCATTCTAATACTGCTCGTGATGTTTGTGAGATGAACACTGCAAAAGCCACCTATATTTCTTTGGCAAAGTGTCTCGTGTTTCAAGCACTTTTATCAGATAAGCCTAACATTGGCAGTTCTCATTTTGATTTCTTCCGAGGGGATTTTGATGAAATTGCATCTAGTTTTTTCTCCGTTTTTGATACTACTCCTTCTGATTATTTTGAGAGCTTTATTTCTGTATTTGTTCCCAATACCGGGGCTTCTCTAGTTTTTGATCATAAGCCCATTGTTTTATCAAAACGCAAGGACGTGCTTTGCAACCATGCGCAAGTGTGTTCTCGTGTGTTCAAAGATGAATTTTGGAACTTTGATTTTGGTCCGCCGAAGGAAAATGCGTCCAGTTTCCAAGAAGATGGACGCAGTGGTCTGTA